TTCTCACCGAACCTACTTCGTAGGTGAGAAAAGAAATGTATCTGTGTTTGCACACGAGCATAGGCTCGTAAGAAAAAAGAAAAAAAAATACAAAAAAAAGAAAACAGAAAATCCGAGCTAGCCAGCACAGACGAGTTAGCATGTTAGCTAACGAGTATGTGTGCTACGATCTTAGCTAGGCTGTGTACGTAACCAAGCTAGCATCCTAAGCTAGTAAGTTAAGCAAGCATGCGTAAGTAAGGCTAGTTAAGTTAGAACTTAAGCTACTAAGCTAGAACTGAACATCAGAGTTAGTAACTAAGCTACGTAGAGATAAGACCAGGACTAGCTAACTTAGCTAGAAGTAGAGACGTAGCTAAAACTAACTAAGCTACTAAGAACTAAGCTAGTCTATCTAGCTTAAGAACTAGAGGGTGTAACTAAGCTAAAATCTAACCGATATGGAAGTATGGATCTAAGCTAATTTAGTAAAACGTTCATAAAGGGGTCTAGAAAGCTCTAGAATCGACGAACGGGGGTTAAGACGAATAATCTATCCTCTTTAAGACGATCGTTGATCCTAGGTACCTTATTTGGCTTCTAAACGGCATATATATTTTAAGTCCTGATATACAGGCACCTAGAGTTGAAGTTAACCTAGGGTACATGTTATAGCTAGCTATAAGAAGGAGCTAGTAAGGTCTTAGCTAGAGATATTCATCCTGGTATACACCGTAAGAGTGGTCTCCTCGCTTAGCGTAGCGTATAGCTGAGGCAAGACCACGGCTACGGTAATGATATGCTAGCTAGCTATGTTATGTGAGCTTGGAGTAAAGTTATAACTCTTAGAAGCAACATAGTACCATGCTAACTGACCGGCTAAGTGTCATCGTGGTATATGGGGTAACTGAGATACCTATGCTAGATGATGAGTTACTAGCTTATACGTAACTGCAAGCTTATTTTAACTCGATCAGGCTAGAACTAAGAGCTACCATGCAGAGGTAAGCATGTGTAGAACTACTCTTAGAGCTAGCTGATGATGACTGGAGATGAGTAAGGATGGATGCGGTATTACCTAGCAGCTTTAGTCTAGATAGGCTAAGTGGTGAGATAACAACGATGAATGTATTTGGCGATGAGTCAAAAGTAGCCAAGCTAGAGCCTACATGGCTACCTAAGGATGATGCTGAACTACAAGCATATGAGTCCAGAGTAGCTAAAGGTGAGCTAGCTAGATATATACCAGCCATGATACGAGAAGAACATGAGCTAAGCTATGATGCTAGATATTTACGAGTAGGCTATGAGTTCAGTTACCATGAGGCTAAGGATGGTGAAGATGAGTACTTACTAGCAGAGAGTAAGCTAGTTGATGCTATAAGCCTAGATGAAGCTAAGCAACTTAAGAGATCTGAGATAAAAGCTCATGCTGAGAGTGAGTGTAAAAATCTACCAGGTGGACTAGAAGTTGAAGGTATCGGTAGAGTTAACGGTGGGACTGATGCACTACCCGGCCTTAATAGTCAAATACTTATAGCTGAGTCTAAGATGCAACTAGGACAAGCTAGTAGGACAGATAAGCTAAGTTACCGCATGTACGATAACAGCGATAAGCTATTAACCTACGATGAACTACTGAAGATAAGGCTAGCTATCTTAGAGGCTAATAACCGTGTGATGAAGAAGAAATGGTCTTGTGACGATGCTATAGCTAACAGTGAGAGCGTAGTTGAAGTTAGTAGACTACACTGGTAGAATTAATATATATCTCTCCTGTTACCCTGGGTACTCTAGCCCATGGTAGGTTAACAGGGTGCTAGGCTACTGATCTAGAGTGCAGTGCCTCTTATTTTCAAGTTGAGCTATAGCTCACAGCACCTAGCTTATGGCTAGATGTTCATAGCGCAGATGCCAGTTATGGATCTAAGTATATCCTGTCTTCATACTCGCTACAAGATAGGGTATAGATCTATAACTTCTAGCTTAGTCTAAGTGGTGTATAGTGTGGAACACTACTTAGCTAGGCTAACTTAAGAACATATAACAACCAGCTACTAGTACCTATAGCGGGTACTAGTAGCTAGAGATATAGTACCCTTTAGTTATTTTTTATCAAGGTGAGGTTGATAGCTGAACATCGGATATAAGCAGAGGATGATACAAGATGAGCGATGAGACAAGTAACAACACTGATAAGATAGATAGCCTAGATGGTGAGATAAGTGGGGGACTATTTAAGCGTAAGGTTAGTGAGTATAAGATGGACATTAACCCTATCGCAGAGTATATGAAAGAAGCTAGCCTATATATAAGCAAGATGGATGGTATAAGCTTAGAGGAGGCAAGAACTAAGGTTAGAGCAGCTCTTAAAGATAGTAAGCTAGATGATCCTATAGTAACGTTTAGAAGCCAAAAGCCTAATGGTGACCATGAGAAGGATAGTGTTAGCTTAAGTAGATATCTTAAGGATGTGATAACTAACCATCAGATACTAGCACCTAGCTTCACTACGTATAAACATCCAGATGACGAAGCTAGCTTACATGCAGAGTTCCTAGCTATCAACCTTAAGAAGAGAAAAGCAGATAAGAAGAAAGCCTTCGAGTATAAGCAAGAAGGTAATATGTTCTTAAGTAACTACTATAACACGTTACAAAAGACTAGGAAGGTAGCTAATAACGCTCTAAGTGGTTCATATGCTAGTAAATCTACGATATTATATAACCCATCTGCGCATTATACACTAACCTCTATAACTAGAAGTGTATCTAGTATAGGTAATGCTTTAACAGAGAGTTTCGTAGCTGGTAATAAGTTATTTTATAGCCCTGATATCGTTATAAACTATATAAGCGCTGTTATAAGTAATGTAGATCTTAACATGGTAAGACACTGCATATTAAAATATAACTTAGCTATACCTAGCGTAGATGAAGTTATGGGTATGATAGAGTATAGCTCTAGAAGGTATTGGAGAGATGATGTGTACCTAGCTAAGATAAGAGAGTACCTCGATAGGTTAAGTAAAGAAGAGTTAACAGCTGTTATGTATGTAAATGATTTTTATCACTTACGTAAATGCAACGAGCTATTCGTAAGAGATATGTTAGATAAACTAAGAACTCCAGTAAGTAGTGGTAGCGTAGATAACCTTAAAGATCTAAGAGAAGCAGAAGAGGGTATAGCTATACTAGCACACTTCATATGGGCTAAGGAGTTAAGAGGTGTTAAGGTAGATTACCCAGCTATGGTAGGTAGTGAGCTGCTTATGAAGTTAGCTTCTACAGCTAGACATATATCTATAGTGTTTAAAGAGTATAAACTACTTATAAGAACATTTTATACTACAGATATATTACCTATAAACATAGCTAACATAGTAGATATGCTACGCGATGTTATAGTTCTAAGTGATACTGATAGTACGTGCGGTAGTTATGACGAATGGGTAAGATGGTATTATGGTACGAATAGGGTAGATTATGAAGAAGCAGCATTAGCAGCTATAGTTATGACTATGAATACACAGCTTATGGACCATTTTATAAAAGTATTTGCTAGGAATATGAACATAAGAGACCAAGACATGGATATACTAGCTATGAAGAATGAGTTCTATTGGCCTGTGTTCATACCTACTAATAAAGGTAAGCATTACTTTGCAGATGTTATGGTTCAAGAGGGTAATGTATTTAAGCAAGATGACTTAGAGGTTAAAGGTGTTCAACTTATAAGCTCTAATATAGATCAGAACATAGCTAATAAAGCTAAGGATATGATGTTAGATATCTTTAACCTATATAAGGAGGGTAAAGATATATCCTTGTTTAAATATCTAACAGAGGTAGCTAAGATAGAGAGGTCTGTTATAGATAGGATAAAGCAAGGTGATATAAGTATCTATAAGCTAGATGCTGTTAAGAAACCTAATGCCTATGCCCTTGGAGAGGATGCACCAGCTTACTTTAACCATCTATTATGGAAGGAAGTATTTGAGTCTAAATATGGCTATCCAGGAGAGCCTATCTATAATACTATAAAGGTACCTACCATACTTAATAGTAAGAAAGATACTAATGATTGGATAGAGAGTATAGAAGATAATGATATAAGAGAGAAGATAAGTAAGTTCTTACAGGATAAAGGTAAGGATAGTTTAGGTACGTTTCGTATACCGCTATCCATCGTTAAAGCAAGAGGTATACCAGAGGAGTTAACGCCTATCATAGACTATGAGAGGGTTGTTAAGGATAACTGTAATGTATTTTATGTTATGTTAGAAGGTATAGGGGTATATCGTAAGACTAATATGCTAATATGTCAGATGGGATATTAATATATACACTACTACCATTACCTACTATAGGTAGTGGTAGTAGGAGTTGAGTATCTCTTATAGTAAGCTTGTTCAGGTACTATATGTATTTAGCTAACTCTGCTTCTAGCTCTGCTATGATAGCATCCTTATTAGCTATAAGTTGCATAGCCTCTTGGTATTTAGTCTTATAGGACTTATACTCTTTTTTAGCATTATTAAGTAGGTCTAATGCCTTCTTATTCTCAGTCTGATCAAGCATGATAGGAGCTGATGATGGTATAAGCTCAACCGTAACATCCCTACCTAGTGTGTCTCTTACCTCTGTCTTAAGGTTAGTAAGAGTAGCTTCTACGTTAGGGTCTTGTGGTAATAGACCAAGGTTGATACCAACTACATACTCTTGATAGGTATAGCCTGTAAGTGTAGGTGTAGACATGATATAGCTAGCAGGTACATAGTAAAAATCACTACCATTAGTAGTAAGTGTTACTATAGGCATACGATTAACTAGATCTTTATCAAACTGAGCCTCTGGTATATTATTCTGCTTATAGATATAGGTATAAGGATCTTCATTACTCTCGTATAGATCAGTAAGAGATCGTATGGCTAGAACTGTATATACTATATCCTCTTTTAGTAATGTTTTAAAAGGATCTTGGAAGGTAAAAGTACCTCTAGCGTTGATAGGTGGGATATGCATGTTATTAACTCCTTATATTTTAGATAAAAAAAAGAATAAGCTACTAGATACCTCTAGATGGGTATCTAGTAGTAAGTGTATCTTATAGATAGGTAACTGTATAGTCTTTATAACCTAGCTCTCTTAGTCTAGACTCTATGATAGCTATATCCTCTGTAGATATACCATGTAAAGATATATTAACATGGATAGTAGATACCTCTTTAACAGAATTAAGATCTATGTACTCTAAAGCTAGTATCTTATAAGAGCCATCCACTAACTTGAACTTGATCCATGTGCAGTCTTTAGCTATGGTATTAATGGCTATATTAGCCTTAACCTGTTCATGTAGTGTCATGACATCAACAGTTCTTATAGCCTCATCAGCCGATAGGATGGCTTCAACTTGTGCACTATAGTAACTACCTCCTAGTAGTGCTGGTACCCTTGTTGAGAAATTATACTTCTTACGTAGATCAAATACCATATCTTATATCCTTACTTATATTAACTATATACATTAATAGCCCCTGGTGTCATATCTCTCAAGGACTATGTTAGATTCATCGATATCAACGACCATACAGCTATTAAGCGGTATAGATAGCATAGATAAAGTATTAATAAGATAGGATATTACCCCATGTATAGTATCTATAAGATTAGCTGTAACATTGTAATATCTATACCTATTAATATCAGAAGCCTCTAGTATATCAGCTAGATATTCAGCAGGACAAGGCTCTCCCATGTTATAACAGTAATCAGCTGCTAGTAATGCTTTATTATAAGCGATAACCCATCCACTATCTACATCATCACCGTAGATAGCAGCTATGATATCCCATAGTGGCGTATACTGTGGGATTATAACTATATTAGATTTATCATTTACATTATACATCCACTCTACTCCTTACTTATCGTACATAGTTGGATAAATACAGCATCTTTAGTCCTGTTGAAGTAATACTCAACTGGAGTTATATTATCCCTATATCCTATAGCATCTGATATGATCTTATGACCATAACCATATAGACCATACTCTAGGATATCACCTACTACCTTACTTATACTATATTTAGTATCTAAGCTAGTCTTAGATAAGATATTAACCTTATCAGCTTCTATAGCATCTAAGATAAGTATCTCAGTATCTGAGTAGCTATAACCAGATACATACATCTCTACTAGATGTCTAAATATAGCATCTACTAAGTATATATAACTACTTAGATAACTATACATAGACATCAACCCGTTATACCATAGTTGGTAAGTGTTACTAAGATCATAGACAGCTATATCATAACCGATATAGCTGTCTAGTCTACGTATATCATCTGTTATATATCTCATACTCTAACCCTACTATCATCTACCACATACACATTAAGATAGCCATATATGCCATTGAGCCCTATGTTATAGCTATGCTCTATAGGCATAAGGTATACATCAGATCTTATCTCATATACGCTACCTACCGTATGAACAACCTTCTCATACCCATAGTTAATGAGTATAGAACCATGCCCCTCTGATAGATAACCAACTAGATCGCTTATATGGTGGTCTATCCATACACGGTTAGCATAGCCATACATATGCTCACTTAGTATAGTATCTACTATAACATCTATACCTATTTCATTAGGATTAGCCATAGGGAAGTCTTGTATTAGATTCTCTAAGCATGCATAGTATAGATCACAGCTTATGATCTCTTTATTAGCTATATCATCTAGATAGACCTCCATATCGTATAGGAAGGTAGTAAGCTCAGTACTTAGATCTATACTTATAAGCTCTGGTTTAACATCTAGTGTATATTCCCTATTCCTATATGATGGGAATAAATTGTTATAATTATATTCCATACCTATTTTACCTTAAATCTTACTATAAGACTATCCTTAGTCATATTTACTATACTATCATATTCTATCCTATCTATACTAGCTGGTAGATATCTACGTATATAGATCTCTAGGATACGTAGGAAATACATAACAGCGTGTGTATACTTCTTAATATCGTAGAATAGATATATTTTATCATATGTATAGGATATATCCTTAGTATGGTACTTATCATTAAGGATATCATTAGTTATCTTAGCTATTGGGTTATTAGCTAAGGTTGGTTTATTAGTATAGTACTTGATAAGATTAATCTCATATGGTATAAGTGGATCTATGCTATAATATAACTTACGTATGCCACTTAGATTAACATCTACGCTATTCATGTACTTATCCTTAGGGCTATAAGATATCTCTCGTAGCTAGGTGTTATACTATACTCTATAGACTCTAACCAATAACACTTATAAGATAGACCATAATACATCTCATTCTCCATAAGTAAGTAACTCTTATTAGTATACTCTGGTAGTATCCTATCTATAAAACTTAGTATATAGTTAGTTATGTTCTTAACATAGGTATTAAACCCACTACCTATAAGTTCAAATACACTAGGTTTACTATAAGATATACCTAATCTTATACACTCAGTCTCTATAGCATCTAGTATGTTACATAAGATACCAGAGTTATCGTCCTCATCATCATCCCTATATTCACACTCTAGTAGATAGCTCTTAACTATAGCTTCTAGAATTACACTGTCTAATAGCATAGTTACATTAGCATTAACATCCTTAGGTATGGCTAGTATATTATAAACATCTATACCATATAGGTTAGTTATCGATGGTTTAAATAAGCCTAGCATAGGTGTATCATATACTGCTATACCATAGGGGTTAGAGCATATGATACCTTCTATGTTAGAGTAAATACTTTGGAACCATCTAGTTAGTTCTCCTTGCATATAGCAACTCCTTATATCTTACAGCATATATACTACCATAGTCCTCTAGGATAAAGTATATACCACTACTATCTATCTTAAGTACATGACCATATAGGCTACCAAATACAGTAGGATACTTATGGTAGATATAAGTAGCAGTTGTTATTAATGTATCTCTATCCTCTATGCTTATGGTAGGTATATACTCTAATATGATCTCTGTTAGATCTAACCTAGCATCTGGATAGTAATCAGTGCCATCATTATTTCTTACAAGTATATTTTTACTTAACATACTAGCAGCTTCGCTATCATATTCGTTATAGTGCATAGCTAGTAGTAACCTAGATATACAATCCACGCACATGTAAGGCATATATGCTTTATTACTAAAGCTATTTACCTTATGCTCTAGTCTATGTAAGATAGGTTGTCTTAGTGTAGGTAAGAAGCTAAGTAACTCAACATCTGGTATACTTATATATTTAAGAAAGACCATCTCTGCTAGCTCTAGATCGTTATTAACATCTAGTACATATTTATTCTCAGCTTTCATACTCTCTTCCATGTTGATATTATAATGTGTAACTCACCATTGATAGTAAATACATTAGTTAGGAATCTAGCAGACTCCTCTGTTTTAACATATAGATTAGTCCAGTTCTTAAATGCATTACCTAAGCAACTCTGATACCTACTATGTAACTCTGACATACAGCTAGCTACAAGTATCTCATCATCTAGGTGTAAAGATCTATATGGTGATCTGTAATCTAGTATAAAACCATAATCCTTAATATACTTACATACTGACCAGTATAAGCACTCATTCAGCTCCCTATCGAACATAGCTAGGTTATGGTTACTACTACATGCGCATGGTATGATAGCTGGTAATAAATCTTCTATATTTATTACAAAGACATCATCGTCCTTATAAGCATACATCTGCTCTCCTTATATTCTGGTAAATTAATCGATTTAGCCTCTTAAGATTAAACTAAGAGCTAAATACGTAAATAAAGATAGCTAGCATGAGCTATGATCGACGATCCTAGCTCATGCGTATACCTATAGTACTAATCCATCATCGTCTGCTGTAGAGCCTGCTGAGCCCATTACTGTTTGATTACTAACACCACCTATAACCTCTTGATATTTCTTAACTATTCTCTCTAGATCTCTTGCTTCTGTTGCAAAGAAGTTAGAGTAGTTAACTATGTGTATAGGGGATTGCTTCTTAAATATCTCGATAGCGTTAGGATTTGTTATATAGCCTACCTTATGGTGTAATAACTCTATACCTAACGTACAATCTTGATCTCCTATCTTAAGAGATCTAACTACAGTAGGATATGTTCCTTCTGGCATAGCTATCTTACCTTGGAACATACGCATACCATATAGACCTGGTACGATATGTAACCTACTATACATACTTTGATCTATCAAGCCTTCAAGGTCTCTATCATCTAGCTCACCATTCTGACCTGATAGGAATACGGATAGAGCAGATAGAGTACTAAATAAGAACTCATTAGCTTTATTCTCACTATCTAGTAAACCTTCGCCTTTTTGAGATGCGTTATTAGCGTATATAACGCTTAATGGTTTATTGGCCTTAACAGCTATATTATTAAGGGTGGCTAGTGTATCCATAGTATTAATACTAAATAAAGCATTACTAGTATCTCCTATAACAACAGATACAGTTGGTATACCAAACTCTAGTAAACGTTTAAGTAGTAATGGCCCCATAACAGAACCAGTAGCACCACTAGCTGAGAATATAACTACATGATACTCTCCAGTTACTTTTTCTTTATAGCCAGTCTCGTCTAGATACTTAGGGATAAATAGCTTAAGAGAAGCTATCTCAGTTGCTCTCTCACCACCTCTACCACTAACCTCAGCATCAGTAAGTTTAGCCTTACTAACCTGGTAAAACTTACCTCTAGGAGATATCTTATCTATGTTAGCTCTAGACGTATCTAGATAATTAAACACTATCTCTGCAAAGCCACTACCAAGATCAGCTACGTTGTTAACAACCTTATCAGCTACGTTGATGCCAGCTCCACCTACAGCATGAATAATAATCTTACCCATGTTACTAACTCCTTATATATGTTATATACTTACCTATATATGTATCTAGCTATCATACACATATAGATATAAGATCTTTAATAATAGATCACCTTATAATCCTACCTCTAGTATATGATATGTGGTTATGATTTCTCATAACCATGCACTGCGTATAATCTGCATGTATAGCATCCATTAGCTAGCTCTTATCTTAGCTAACTCCTCTTTCTTAGTCTTAAGCTCAGTAGTTAGCTCTTTAATTTCATGTCTAGTCATGCGTTCTATCTCTCTACGCTCTTTATACCATTTATGCATAAGGTATATATTCTGGCTAGGGCTTACCCACTCTAAGTTACTTATATTATTATTAGACTTATCATGGTCTATATGGTTAACATAGGTATAGACTAACTTATTTTTATTAGGTATAAATAGTAAAGCTACTAGCCTATGGATCATAACATGCTTCTTAGATCCATCCTTTTGGGTTAATACATACTCGTAATAACCGTTCCTATCTTTATAAGGAACTAACTCTTGTGCTAGGTAATATTTAGAGTATATCTTCTTAATAAGATATACCTTACCACTCTTATTACATATATACCTATTATCAAAGTCATAACCATTACCTAGATATGATAGATTCTTACTATTAGATTTTAATATCTTACTATACATTATACACTACCTTATTAACGCATAAATAAAAAAAAAGAAATAAAATATAAATCTCTTAACGATAAAAAAAAATATATTACACTACCAGGGCTAGGCTTGCCCTGGTAGTGCTCTATACGTTTCTCATCTTAGTATGCTTAGAGTTAAGCTACATTCGTCTAAGCCAAGACTACTGTGTCTTATGCCATTGCTATTATCTATGGCCGGGTCCTGGTATTAATCTAACGATAGTGATCTAGTAAGTACCCTAACCTAGATCCTGTACCGTTATAGGGTCGCCGGTGGTTGTAGAGAGTTACAGTTAGCTACTCTGTCTACGTCTACCGTACATACATCAACGGCTAGATAGTAGCCGCGAGCGTGTATGCTTAGGTACGTTAAATCTACGCCCACGTTTTACACTGCTGCCCTATGCATAAAACGCAACTACAACAGTAACCTTACTATTACACCAGTAAGGGTGGTCTCTAGCATTAGGCTAGCCTAAAGGTTGTGCATGTATAGTTCTATCTTCTATACAGTACTTGGATTAACGAGACAACAACCATGCTCGACAGAATAAAATCGATATAATGCCTACTTATATCTTCTGCAATAAAATAATATGTGTCTGATTTTTAATCAAAACACATACTACATATTAGCAGCTCGATCAATATCAAAGTGCTCTAAATCACTTTTACCTCTATCTATCACACCCTCTGTTAGATGTTTAAGAACAAGGTTACTTATATCGTTAGCTGCTGAGTATATGATCTTACCATCTGGTTTAATATAGTATTTTTTATCAGCTAGTAGATCGTCTATCTCTTTTATGCTTTCATCGGTAAATAATACAGTAAAGCTTACGGTATCCGATACCCTACATATCTCTATGTAGTCTAGATCATATCTATACCATGCCTATATATTCCATCGCTTGTTATCTAGCGATAACTACGTTCAGGCCATGGAATATATAGGTTTAGGTAACAGGCACTTCGAAGCATAAATACATATACCCCTACTCCCCTATGGGATGATCGTTGAACCTTCCTATCTATATAGGCATATAGATAGGCTTGGCTGCTGATGATCCATTCCCTCGCTAACTACGTTACGCTCAGGTCTAGTACCTTCACTAACTACTAGCGTGCATTAATCAAGAACATATTTATTATGCTTTTATTTCATCTCGATTAATATCCAGTCTGTTGTTTCTGCTTACGCCCCATATATACTATGGTAGACTGGCTCTTAGGATTTCCCAGCAATTCACCTGTGTTAACACACTATCTTTCGATAATATGTGGCTCTGTTAATGTAATAATATAGCCTTTTATGCAATGGAACCGTCATAATCGGCGCTTAAACTTGAAAGATGGGAGTAGTTAACCTGTACAGACTTAACGAAGTCTTCGTTAAGTAGTGGATACTCTAACGCGTGTAGATCGTATCCGTGTATATGCACAGTTACATCTTTACCTTTTAACGTTGTTTTAACATATACCTTACTAGGATATATAGATCCTTGCTCTATAACAGGATATCTTGTTACTAACGCAGGATATTTATCTATACACTCGATGATGCTTATGTACATCATTTCTATATATGTTATAGGACGTAGATCTTTCTTACTACAACCCTCTGGTAGGTTATTAGTATCGAATATAATGTATATATCCTTATCTCTATCCCACACCATGCATGGATAATAACCATCTATACTAACATACTCTCTCTTGATCTCATCTTGCCCCATCTTATTAAAGATCTTATTTAACCCATCTTCAGATAGCCAAGCTTCTCTTATCTTAACAGGTACAGATACTACCTTAGTATCTAAGCTCTTAGGATCTATAAGATTAGCCGTGTCTATATCTGGGGATATAACATGGTTAATGAACATAGCATGGACTTTATGCATAGCTATAGGAGATATAGCTTTTATATACTGCACTACGCCTACAACTGTATCGTTAAAGGATAGATGTCCTTTCTTATCAAGATCAGTAACTGTGGATGGCGTTGATGTTATAACGTTACGTGTACCATAAGCTATAGATCTAGATGCCCAGTTACGTTGTACGAACCCACCTTTATCAGATAGTAAAGATTCAAAGTGTTCGTATATAGCTAGTGTATGCTTTTGTAAGGTTATCTTAATAGTATCTAAGCTAGCATCGTTAGGATCTACCTTAGTATTAGCTAGTAATGAAGCTGTAGCTAATAGTTTCCTATATAGGCTATTAACTTCATCCTCCATAGGTTGCCCTGCTTCATTAACTGTATAATCCCTTAGACCAGCAGGTATAACTATCCACTTAGTCATGAACTTATCTTTATACTTATTAACAAGCTCTATAGCAAACTTACGTTTATCAGATTCAGTATCGTTAGATAACTCTACCTTATCTAGGTTACTTATAAAGAATGTATAACCAGTTGAGCCATGCTCATTATCTAGTATAAAATCTTTTACAGTACTATCATACCTAGCTTTAACCTTAGAGGTTACTATACCTTCATATAGCCTATTTAAAGATATAAGAGTTCTATATACTAATGGGTGTAATATAGGTATCTTAAGATCTATATAACCAGGCATCTCCATACGTAGCTTAGATCCCACTGGACCAAAGATAGCTGTAGAGAATAACCCATCCATCTTATATACAGAGCTATTAGCTTCGAATATAGCTAACGATTTAACCTCCTTCATATTTTGTATATTATCCTTAGTAAGGATAAGCAGATCAAGATTAAGTAATCTTCTATCCATCACTTCTTGAGCCACATCGATTTCTCCTTTCATATAGTAGTAAAAATACTCAAATAGTGCCTATAGACCAGGCATTTTCGCTTCCCTGATTCATAGGTCAGCTAAGCCTCATATATGGGGCTTAACTAGCCTATATATCTATTAATATAATAGGAAGGGATGTACATAAGACTATGGCTAAAGATAATGATTTAGACGGCTTCCTCTCTGACTTGGATAAACTAGATGATTTTGGTACTAAAGATAACCAAACAATATCTAAACCAAGCTCTAAGAGAGAGGCTGTTAGTAGCACACTTAAAAATACAGCATCCTCAGTTCTAGATGGTATCAAGCAGCCTCCATTAGATCTAGCTAAGACAGCTATATCAGCTGCTCTACCTAATGATGTTAATGCTAAGATATCCGATTTTAGTTTCATGGCGTCTAATGTAAAAGACGAGGTTACTAAAGCCTTAGATCCATTAAGAAGAGAAACTGCTAGCTTATTAGATTCTGTTAATAAGAAGGTAGATCAAAATGGTAAGCTAGGTAAGATATTTAGCTCTATCCTAGGTAAGCTTAAAGGTATAGAGGACACACAATCTCAGTATGTAGATAAAGAAGCTGAGAGAACAGCAGCCATAACAGCCGCTATACAAGAATCCTTAGGTGCTAGCTCTGATAAGGATGCTAAAGAAAAAGCTCTTTTACAAAGGATAGAGGCTACTAGGTTCCAATCTACTGCTGAGATAAATACTAGACAGTTAGCAGCTCTTATATCTATCAAGAACTTTAATAACACAGTAGCTGATCAGTATTTTAGAAAATCCTTAGAGTTACAGTTTAGACAATACTATGCTGCTAAGGAGATGAATGCACTTATGACTGTTGGACTTGATACTATCAAGCAGCAGTTAGAAGCTATTACTAAGAATACTTCTCTACCAGATCTTATTAAGCTTAGAGGATCTGAACTCCTAGGTGAGACTTTTAAGTCTAGAGTACGTAATAATATAGCAGATACACTATTCTCAGTAGCTTCCCCATTACAAGCCTTACAAAAGAGGTTAATCAATACTGGTAAGAACTATATAAGTAATGCAACAGATGCCTTATCTAGCATAAATAATATGTCCGATATGATGTCTATGGTAGATGATGAAACCTTAGCTATGATGGGTAAGACTAGACAACAGTTTATGATAGAATCCATGGCATCATCATTACCTAAGGCATTATTAACTAAGTTATTTAAGTCTAATGGTAATAGTAGGGTACTTAATAACCCTATGCTTAATAAGCTATATCAAGGCTTTAACGAAGCTAGTGCTGATTGGAAGGGCTTTATTAATAACCAGGCTAACCTTAAAGAAGGTAAAGGTATATCTGGTAAAGGACTTAACCTACTAAGATCTCTTACGAATACGTTTTCTACAGATACGTTAAATACCTCTGTACTAGCTAAGGATAGTATAGGAGAGCCTGTACCATTTGATAGCTTAGCTAGAACATCATTAGTTAAGATCATACCAGGCTACTTAGCTAAGATACATAATGAAATAAGAGCAACTAGAACTGGTACTAAACCAAGAGCTGGTGATGAGCTAGTATGGGATAATAAGAAACAAACCTTTGGTACTGTATCTAATATAGTAGCTAATGCTAAAGCAGAGTACTCTGCTAAGGTACAGTCTAACTCAGCATGGGCGTTAGATACTATTATAGGTATCTTAGAGTCATCTGGTAAGATAGTGTTTGAAGATAGGGCTAAAGAGGTATTTAAACAAGTCCTATTTGAGAATATAGTTAAGAGAAAAGCATCTGGTGTAACATTTCTAACATCAGCTGCTTTACAAAAAGGTCTATTAGAAAAAGGTATAGGTAAGGGTGTATTTAACGGTATAGTTAAAGCCTATAACCTTATCAAGGCTAATGCTAAGGATGATTACTATACCTATGATAGGCTAGCTTCCTCTTTTAGTTCTTTAAAACGAGGTCTACCTAACATGACAGCTACAGCTAGCTCTTACCATGCTATGGGTAGATCTGATATAAGCACCAAGTTAACAGGAGCTACCTTTAACCAGTGGACTGGTAACTACGATATAGGTAGCCAAGCTTTAGAGAATATGGCTATCAGTGCTTATAACGCTAAGCCTACTAATCTTGCTAAAGAACGATCTGAGTATCTAGCTAATAGAAGGAATAATAGATTAGACCCTAAGGCTAGCTTTAAAGAGCGTATGAGGCATGCTAATGAGGAAGCTTTTGGTTCTGATGTGCTAGGCGATTTCTCAGCCTTTACTTCAGAGTTAGGCTCTGCTGTTAATAGGCAAGCTAATAAAGCTAGAAAAGCATTTACTAAAGAGAACCTAACTAACCGGGTTAATAAGCTTAAGCAAGAGGTAGACAAGGCTATAGAGCAGGGTAAAGAACTTACCCCTAATGAGTGTCTAGCCTTAGTTAAGAGATATGGTGGTAATAAGCTAGATAGGTTAAAGCAGACTGAGTTAGCAAGAGAGCTAATGAAAGAATACACTGCTAGGAAGAATAGCTTTTATAATAAGGTAGGTTATGTTAAAGGTAAGTCTGGTAATATAAAGGAGTTTCTATCTGGTAAGTTTAATTTATTCAAAGGTAAGTTAACATCTCTTATAGGTAATTATAGGCTATCTTCTATAACTGGTAAGCTATCTGATCTAAAAGCTAACGCTAGATCTAGGGTAGATAAACTATTAGCTAGCCAGGTTATACAAAAACTAGAGAATGATGCTAAGAACCTATATGACGTATCTAAGAATAAGATAGAGATAGTAGGTGCGTCTATAGAGGAGTTAGCTAATACACCTATAGGAGAGCTAGTTGATGAAGGTAAGGTAGTATTAAGAGATGAAGCTGATAATTTAGTAACAACAGCTAAGGCTGGTATAGATAAGTTATCTAGTAAAGAGAATAGACAAGCTATACTTAACTCGTTTAGATCAAGAGCTAAAGAGATGTCTAACTCCTCTAGATCTAAAATACGTGCTTTTAATACAGCTATTAATACAGCTATGTCTAATAAGGCTATAGAGGATGAGAAAGAAAGAGTTATTAACAATATCAAAAACGATGCTGTTAATGAAATCCTATCTGTAGAGAAAGCTAAGTCTGCTGTTCTTAATAAAGTTAAGAAGATCTTTACTACTAAGAAACTAACTAAGGAAGAGTATGCAGCTCTTAGAGCAGAGTTCGTAGAGTCTGCAGAGTATAAGACTAAACAGGTAACTGATTTTGACGAATGGTTAAGACTTCAAGGTTATAACCCAGCTAATGGTTCTAATAAGCCTATGCTGTATCAGATACTAGATTATACACATAAGCTAGATAAGAAGATAGCATGGTTCCTACTTAAAAAACCATATCAGTTTGCTAAATTAACTATAGGATCTTTATTTAAACTACCAGCAGTAGCTAAGTTTGGATTTAAGGTTCTAGGTGGCATAGCTAATCCTATATTATATACCCTTAACTCTATGGGTATAGATGTTCTTAAAGCACCTGCTTCTTTACTAAGTAAGCTAAGAGGTAATAGTGGAACATCTTCTAAGTCTAATGGATTTTTATCTAACATGTTAAGCTTCTTTTCTCCTAAGAAGAAAGAAGCTAGCTTTAACGATAAAGATGGCGATGGTATAAGAGATGGATCTGAAAAGAGAGAGCATAAGAAAGTAGTTAACCCTGGTGGTGCTGGTTTCTGGTCGAAAGTTAAAGATGCTGGTGGTGGTATATTCTCCAAAATAGCAGGTGCTGCTAGATGGATACCTTTACTACTAGGTGGTATAGCTTTATTATTTAACGATAAGACTAGAGGCATAGTAGGTAGCATAGTAAGTGGTATAGGCCATGCCTTAGCATCTGTAGCTGATTACTTACTAGGTAAGTTAGGTGGCTTATTAACTTTAGATAATGCTAAGAAAGCACTAGGCGGTGTTACAGACTTTGCTAAAAGCTCACCAGGCGCTGCTACTATAGTTGGGCTAGGTGCTGCTTATTTAGGTAGAAAAGCCTATAAACTAGGTAAAGGCATATTTAACGTAGGTAGAGGTATCTTCAACGCTGGTAAGGGTATATTTTCCGTAGGTAAAAAAGTTCTTAATGTAGCTAAAGGATTAGGCGGTGCTGGTAAGATAGCTGCTAAAGCAGTAACTACTGCTGCACCTGCTGCTGCTAACGCTGTTAAAACAGGCGGTGGTATATGGGCTACTGCTAAACGTATCTATAATAATATAGGTAAGTTTAAAGACCTGTTTGTTAAGCAGGCTATGAAACGTGGTGGTCAAAAAGCTATGACAACATTCCTAGGTAAGATAGCTTCTAAGCTTATACCTGGTGTTGGTTGGGCTATGCTAGCATGGGACTGTGCAGCTGCTGCTAAGTATATGATATGGGATGATCTTCCATGGTATAGAGCTTTATGTAAATCTTTCATAGGTATAGACTTATGGGACGATAAAGAACCTATGGTGGATGAAGAGACTGGTGAGACTATACCAGATGTTAAAGAAGAGGATAAAAAAGAGCCTTCAGTAGCTCAAGAGGCTAAAGCTTTAACAGATATGGGGCCTAAGAAAACTAAAACTATTACACCTATGTGGGGTAAACCTTATGAGGTTCCTATAGAGGATGAGAGTAGTAAGAATGCAGGATCTAATAATGAAATAAAACTATCGCCACATGAAATATTACTTAGATCATTATCTGTTCAACAAGCTATACTTAAATCAGTGGTTGCTATAGAATCCACAGTAGCTGGTACCGTAGGTGGTTCACCTGGTAGAGTTACCTTCCAAGATATAACTAATGGGCTATCTAGAGCTAAGGACTGGGTAGTTGATAAGGTAGGTGGATTTACTAATAAGATAGGTAATACCTTTTCTAATATTAAGACATCTATAGCTAATAAGTTTAATAGCCCTACACCAGTAGCTGATTACCAAACTAAACAACAACAAGCCTTTACCGATAAGATATATTCTAATAGTAAAGATAAACTAAAGAAAGAGTTAGATAATCTAACAGAAGGGCAATTACAGGTACTATATACGGCTTATCAGGTAGGTAGTACTAAAGGTATAGGTCCTATCCTAGCTGCTATAGCTTGGAAGGAGTCTGGATTTGGGAAGGCTGTATCTAACCCAGGTGATGGTAAGAAAGGATCATACGGTGCATTTCAAGCGCAGCTATATTACGCTAGATCTTTTATGCCTCCAGAGTATAAAAATGCGGATGATACCACTGTACGTAACTCTCTTATCATGGACGTTGGATTAGCAGCTAGAACAGCTCTTAATTGGTTAATGGCTACTGGTAAGTCTTTATTTCAAAATGGCCCTATTAAGACGATACAAGATTGCTTTACTATGGTACGTAAGTATAATGGTAAAGGCCCAGCTGCTGAGATGTATGCAGCTGATGTATTAGCAAGGGCTGCTATTATACAAGACTTCATATCTAAAAGGCCTATGCCTAAGTTAGAGAATCTTAACCTAGGTGAACCTTCTGATACTGAGGCTGATAACTATACTAGTGCACCTACTGGAGGACTTAGTGGTTCTTCTAATATAGGCGGGTCATTCTCTAGTATAGGTAATGGTGGTTATGCACCTGCTAATAATATGGATTTTGGTGGATCTAGCGTAGGTAGAACTGCACAGACTATAAATAATACTATATATTCTGGTGGTAATGCTAATGTTGGATCTGCTATAGCTAATGTGTCTAATACTGATTTATCCAAGTATGGTAGTTACTTTAATTTCCAGTCATCTGCTGCTGCTAGAGGATTTGAAGGATTACATCCTGAGTTCAAGAAGCGTCTTATAGCTATGGCACAGGAAGTTAATGAAAAGATGAATGGCAAGAAGATACTTCTTACTTCAACATGGAGATCTATAGAGGAGCAAGCAGCTCTTAAGCAGAAATATGGTAGTAGAGCAGCTCAACCTGGTGGTTCTAAGCATAACTATGGTATAGCCATAGACATGAACTCTAAGGATGATGTTTATAAGTATATTATGGATAATCATCTACTAGAGAAGTATGGATTACACCATACAGTAGCTGGTGAGCCATGGCATATAGAGCCAACATTTACTTCTGGTATACGCAATACCTTAACAGCTGATTATGCTAAGAAGAATAATGTTAATGGCCAGAACTATTTAGAGCACGTTAATAAGCTACTAGGTGGTAAGGGTGGAGTTCCATCCAACGATCCTATAACAGCTGTTACTGAGACTGAGGGTGGCGATACTGGTAAGGCTAATTTTGATAATGGTATGGGTACAACCTCTGCAGAACAGACGGCATACCAACAAGCGGGTCCTACTAGAGCTGCTGCTACAAGGTTAGCAGATGCATCACAAGCACCAGTACCTTCAGTAGCTTCTACTACACCTGATCTATCTGTTATGCAGAAGGCTGACCAGAGTGTTACACAAACAGCTGTTCAGACAGGTGGTGTAGCATCTGAAGATAGTGTTAAAGAGTTGGTTAATATATCTGGTATCTTAGGTAAGTCCTTAGAGGCTCAACTTCGTATAGCAGCTGCTGTAGAGAGGCTTGCTAATATGGATAATAAAGAGCAAGACAAGAAGGATACTTCTAAGTCTAATCTAACAGGAGCTAAGAATAATACCGATTATAACTCCATAAGTAAACAGGTTAATACTGTATCACAACCAGCTATTAACCTATCTAGTAAAGCTGGTTAATACTAGACTAGTATAATAAAAAAAATAAGGTAGAGTAGGTAGCTACTATGCTACCTACTCTACTCTTTATTTCTCCTCTGATATGACGATAGTTGTATCATCATCGCTTAATAGCCTATATAAACCATATCCTATAAGCCCTAGGATACCAGTGGCCGCTACACCAACTGCAACCTTCGTAGATGTTGACCAAGTATTACTGGGTAACTCTTTCACTACTTCGCTATACTTAGCCTTAACATCACTCGCTACGGTATTGGCTTTGTCTAATAGCGCGTCTGCTAATGCCTTAGCTGCAGCTGGTAAATCATTTGCAGATATTTTACCTATATTAGGTATAGATTCTTCTATAGGCGACATAACCTTTGTTAGTTCGTTATCCCCTATAACCTCAGGTACTACTCCTAGGTTAGGTAAGATACCTTCGATAGATACTCGCTCTATAGAGATACCTTCATTTGTTAATGTATCTGCTGTATGTTTCAACATTTCTTGGTAGGCTTGTTTACCTAACTTAGTTACTTCTGGATCGAATCCATCATGGCTAGACATATATGCTAGTAGAGCTCCAGTTTTACCTAGTATAGCCTCTACAACGTTACGTCTGATTTCTCTTTCAGTAACATTGTTAATGAACTCTTTACTATCCCGCTCACCTTTAGAAGTGCCCTTCCTATGGCTTACCTCTAGGCTTAAAGGATTAACTATAGTTCCTAGCTTACTATCTGCCCATGCTAGGAATAGATGTTTAACCTCGTCTGGTAGAGCAGATAGTCTATCGTATGCATTCTCTAAGTTTTTCTTAGAGCCACATAGTTTACCTATTAATGGCGTATTACTATCTTTAATAGTAATAAACGTATCATAGTTATTTGTTAATGCAGCCTTGTAGGCACCTAGTACTTCTTCATATGGATCTTTTGTTGGCATATTAGCCTCCTTGTAAAATGATTACTGTTTAGATAAAAGATAAGATCTTATATTAGTATAAGATCAACTACTTAGTTATATCTTCTGGGAAGTGTATAGCTAATTCATATCTCATATTTGCTACCTCCTCACGTAGCTTATTTATCTGGTACTGAAGTAGCTCAGTCCTACCTTGATAACTACGATACATATGGTATATACCATATATAATAGCTGCAATAATGATTAACGTAAACATACTCTGCTCCTTAATATTAGACTATATACATGCTTAGTATAGGTATAGCTAAAACACTATACCTACATATAGATTAATGGTTTATCTTATCATGTAGCTGACCTATTTTGTCAGCTACTAGAAAGAACCATTCATTATGTCGTCTAAGCTCATCTTCGTTTTCTGAAGGCGTGTAACGACACTGTTTTAAAAGCTCATCCCAGTGCTCTATCTTAGATAGGGCCTGGCTTAGCTTAAACTCTAGCCACCCTAATTTAACTATTAGGATAGCAACTACAAGTGATAGAAACAGACTTAACATGTCCGTGCTCCTTCTACGTAGTAGGGCATAGTGTTCCATGCCCTACCCGCTATATTAAGATAAGAAATAAGAAAGAGCGTTACCCCTTAAAATAATAAATTAGTTATATACGCTATGGGGGCACACCAAGCATAGCGCATACTTATGATTATAACTAATTTATATGTAAAATACTCTAAGATGCAACTAGCTATAGCTAGTTGCATCTTATTTATGACTAGCGATGTATGGACGTATACAACTGACCAATCTTATCAGCTACAAGATAAAACCAGTCGCGATGACGCTTTAGCTCAGCCTCGTTCTCTGTAAGCGAGAACTGGCATTTCTGCAATAGATAATCGCAGCGTTCTGCTGCGTCCATCGCTTTCGCTAGTTTGTATTCGAGCCTTACTGTGTTTATAAGCAGTAAGGCAACTATACATGTTACAAATGCTAACATGTTACACCTCCATATGTTTTATATAAAAAACGAATTACATATTAGGTAATTCTTAAAATAGAAAAGGTGTAAAAGCGGTGCCCCTAAAACAGGAAGTGAACTAGTAATATATGTTATGGGGGCACACCAAACATAATATATATCATACTCTAGTTCTAGATTATGATATGTGTTTGAAATAAAATCAGAACACATAAGATAAAAAAAAACAACATATAGCTAGACTACCCTACAGTAGGGTAGTCTAGCTTAGTTATCTTTATTCGTTATTTTGTTCTGTAGTTATGGCGTCTACTAGGTTATAGGCTACACCGTGGAATAAGTTAAGATGTGGTTTATCCTTAGCGTTATTAACTAACCTACGTATATTCTCATCGTCGAACCTATTATGCTTAATTAGCTCGCTTATAGCAGCTAGTATAGCAAGATATCTGTTCATCTGGTAGATATTCTCATAGGCATAGATAGGCTGTTCGTCATATCCTTCTATAGTATTCCTTCTTACAGCCATATAGGGTAACTTATTATCCTTCATCATGGTTATAAGTTCAGGATCGTTCTTGATACGCATGCAAGCTAAATATGCTACTATAGCCCAGTAGTTAGGTATCTTGATCTTATCTTTAGGTATAGAGTTAAGATCTGCTCTACTAAGGTTACGTTTATTAAGTAACTCTGTTGGATAGCCTGGTGTTATAAGATAATCCATAGCCACTCTAAGAGATCTTACCTTACCAAATACAGTATGTAACTCTATAGGATGGGTATAGCTTAATCTCTTACCTAGCTCAGTCTTAGCATTACCACCTACATTAATAAAATCTATACCATCTTCATGTTCATACCTAGGTATCTTATTCTTAGGTAGATATTTATTAAAGAATTGACTATGTTCATGCCTACTAAATGATGAAGGATTTTTATTCATATACACCTACCTTAAGCGCGTTATTTATATACCCTCTGTTTATCCTAAGATAGTATGCCAGCATAAATATAACATCGCTGCTATATGGTTTATAGCTATCTCCATATTTAACACTATCAATCTCTTTATGTGTATCAGGATCTTCTATACCTAGATTAATACTATCTAAGACAGCTAGGTTATTATTAAGCTGGTTCTTAACTTCATCTGTTAATAGCTTATGATCTAACCTTATATCGTTTTGTATATGGTGGTACATAAGGATAAAAAAGTCTAGTATCTGATCAGAGCTATCATCTACGCCATAGTTACTAAAGATAGAGTTAATAACACTAGCTCTACCTGTATCTGTAAAGAAACCAGCTAGTGTTATGTTACATATCTTATCTAGGAAAGGTAGTAACACCTTCTCTGTGTTAATGATATACCTTTGTTCTACTAATACGCTACTTATAACAGATTGTATATCTTTATTCGTCATCCTCATTCTCCTCTATACCGCTATTATCTACCTTGATACTATTGCTAAGTATATTAAGCTGGTGCTCTGTACTATCTCCATTACTATAGGTAAGCTTGATAGTAAACGATACAGCTTTAACAGGTAGAAAGTTAAATACTAAGTCCATGAACGTTTTAAAGCTCATGGACTTAGCTGTCATATTCATCTTCAACGTTGATTTATTCTTACGTTTAACAGAGCTTACATTACTAAGCTCTTGATTCCTTACATACTTATCTGTAAGTTTATCTATGTAAGGTATGAGACCATCTTCTACCATGATCTTCCTCCATAGATGTGTAAGAACTCCTCCTGGAGTGTTATCTACCTTATCGGTAAATATCTCACTACCATTACTAGACACCTTAGGGTATCTCTTTTTATCAGGCATGCTAAGGCCCTCCTATATAAGTAAACTTAGATAGTTATAGCTAAGTATATATCTTTAACTACAGCTTCTATATTAATAATATATGGTTGTATCTTCCTCGAATTATACATACAGATATTAGACTTATTATCCTTTATAGCACTATACTTATAGTATAGCTCTTTAGCTATAGATAAATACCTCTTGATATCGTCTTCCATATGTAGATTAATATAACCATTATCCGATAACCATAACATATAGGTTATCTCATGTGTGCTTATATTATCAACAGCTTTAGTAGTAACTCTAGTAGTATACATATCTATCGTAGATATATCCTCTATAAGTTTAATATCCTCTGCTATATAAGAGGATATGAACCTTCTTTCTTTATTAAGTAAGCTATTAGTACTTAAAGAGATAGGTATAGATAGTAATTTATCTATCTTATCTTCTAAGCTAAGACTATGCTTACCTCTTATCCTCTTATATATTTCTACTAACACTTTTACCTCTTATTCTTTATAACGTATATAGCACCCATGGCGTAGCTAAGATATCGTTATATAGCACATATGCTATAGATGTAGCATCTATCTCATGCTCTGATAGCCTAGTTAGATCTAACTTACTAGCGATAACATCTATCTTAAGTAAATTAGATAGCATATCATGTTTATCAGCAGTACCACCAGCACCTACATACTTCTTGATCCATTTAGGCGGATAGTTATAGATCTTGATCATAGGGTCAAAGCATCTTATAGTTCTATCTATGGTAGATGTATACCTAGTAAGCTGTATAACAGCTGTAGCAAACCTTGTATTCATAAAGGCTGCTTCCCATGCAACAGCTAGTGGTTTATACTCTAGTAGTATGGCTGTTATAGCCCTTTCTAAGATAGATAGCCTAGAGAACATAGCATCTTCCTTAGTAGAGTCTATAGGATCAAACTTATCAAGTTCATATAGCAATGTATGTATAGATACTATCTCATAGCTAGGTAATGCTATCTTATATATAGATACACCTGTGTTCTTACCAGGGTCTATACCTATGATGTTAAATGTATCTTCCATATTAATTTATATCCTTACTTAAGATAGTAAGACTCAGCACCACCTATCTCTATATATCTTAAGATAGGCTCCTCTGTAGAAAATGCTGTTGTTAGATCTATAGAGCATCCTACATGATAAGCTATCTGCACAGCAGTAGCTTCCATATTACCATCTAAGGATTTAGCCTCTACTCCAGTACATAGTGCTAACTCTGTTAGCGTATTATACTCTACGTTTAGTATCTTAAATACGTTCTTAAGCTCTTTGATATCATCACCTGTAAATCTTATAGCTATCTTAGCAAGCACAGCTAGGTATTGATTAGTACCAACGTTTTTAAGTATACCTTCCTTATTCCTAGCTACAGGGTTAAGTAAAGATTCATCTAGGGTACTATATGGAGATAAGATAGATGTATTACCATTCTTAGTTACTTTAAAGAATTGATCTCTAAACTCCATCTCGTCTATAACCTTAAGGTAGTATGCTACGTAAGGCACAGAGTTAAAAGCCACCTCTTTACGTAGTCTATATTTAGCCCTATCAGCTACACCTAGATCATCTGTCATTCTTCTTAGAACAAATGGCACTTGGTTAAATAACGCAGCATCTGCTGCACTATGTTGGGAGAAACTAAATCCATTAGCAGTAACTGGTATATGATCACCACCAGTACCTATACACCAGTACTTAAGGGTTGGATAGTTACCAACACCTAACTCTCCTAGTGTTGTGTTTAAAGCAAACTTTTCATTAAGCGTAGTATTAGCCTTAACATGGTAGCTTTTACCTAGCATCTGTGCTAACTGTAGGTTGATAGCATAGACCGTGCGTTGTGCATTCTTAACCATCTTATTATTCCTCTATCTTCTTCATCATGAACTCGTTAGCATCTAGCTCTACAGGTTCAGTATCTAACTCACCTGGTACCATATCACTATCATCTAGTGGGTTGATAACAGCAGTATCTACATCTATATTAGCATTAGACTTCATACGTTGTAAGGATACCTGTTTAAGCATCTCTGCTATCATACCCTTAGTCTCTGAACTAGACTGTACATCTGCGTACTTTATCTTATTCTCTACACCCTTATGTATACTATCTTCTGCAGACATCATGACTTCATTAAGTAATCTTATATACTTACTATCCTTAGGTAAGCCATCGCTAGTCATCTGTTTAATAAGACCTCTACGTATATTACGTATATCTTCAAGATCTATTTTCTCTTGCTCGTTATAGATGCTATTATCCATAGTATATATCCTCCTATACCTATTTATTAATATATATGTTAGAAAATCATGGAAGCTCAGTATTTTAAGCCTTAAAATACGTATTTACCTACTATATTTTAGAGCTTAGAGCTTAACTGCGTAAATAACTGTATGAAGGGATAAACATAAGAATATGGCTAAAGAAATAGATACTACTAATAAGGTATATGATGTTATACTCTATACGGATGGAGCATCTTCTCCTAACCCTGGTTATAGTGGTTCTGGAGTAACAGGCTATATCTATGCTCAAGAGGACATAGATAAGAAAACAAGTGATAAGCCTAATAATATATCTATAACAGATCAAGGCTATATTAATGGTAGCATAGATAATATGTTAGATATACACTATGTAAAACCTACATGGTATGTAGATGGTATATATGTATTTCATAATGTAGCTACTAATAACGTAGCAGAGTTACAAGCTATCGTGTATGGGTTAGAGAATATACTTAATCTAGATATATCTATAGGTAAGATACTTATAAAATCAGATAGTGAATATGCTATAGGTGTATTTAATACTGTATTAGTAAACCCTAATACTAACTATGATAATAATACAGCTAATGTAGAGTACTATCATAGCTTTAATAAACTATTTAAGATATGTAAGGATAGAGGTATAGAGGTTAATACCCTTAAGGTTAAAGGTCATGATCTATCATGGGGTAATAATATAGCAGATAGGCTAGCTGTTACTGCTAGGATCATAGAGGCTGAGTCTAAATTAGACCCTACGTCATTCGTTCTAACAGAGGCCAAGAAGTTCTGGGATAGCCAGTTGATAAGACACCCATTTCTTAAGTATAGACAGATGTTCTTTCTTAATAGTAATAGCCCAAGTACTAAACCAGTATACTCCATCATGAGTTACGATAGTAAGCTAGCATTAGGACAAAAAGCACCAGATCCACTCTTTGGTACCTTTATGCCTACTATACCTATAGCAGAGATAGAGGATGTTAAATCTATATTTACTATAGGTGCTAAGGATTCTTATATGGCACTAGGTACTATAGACTTAGATGTTTTATATAAGCAAAGAACGTCGCATTATTATAAGCTGTTTGGTAATACTATTTTCCATATGAATAATAAGCATACACAGTTATTAGCGCTAGATGAAGACAGTGTTGCTTACATTATAACACCAGCTGGTCTACCTGTTAAATCTATAGAGGAGATGCAAATACATCAACGCATCATCTTAGATTACCTAGGCATAGACAAGACTATGTCTAATAGCTACATAGATGTAACGCCTATATTCTATAAGGTTAATGCTAAAGGTAGGACTGAATGTGCGTTAGCTAATGGTACTAATAAGATAGCTGTAGATATAGCTTATAATGGTAAGGATATAAGCCTACCTCTGCAGTTAGGTTCTGACCTACCAGATAGAAATAAACTTAAAAACCTAGAGGCTAATAATATGTCTGTTATCTTTGTTATCGAGCCAGTATCTGATGTATTATTTAACTATTATATAGTATTAGAAGATGGTAGTAATAAGGATATAAGTTGTTGGTGTAATTTCTATACTAATAAGTACTTATTAGCACCAGATGAAGTAAAGAGTAAGAAGGGTAAGTAAAAGATGGCTTTAATGTTTAATTTCGAAAGTAAGGTTATGCCTAAGGTTCTTATTAATATAGGCGCTCTATTTGATGTTCCAACAGCAGCGCTTATAACTGGTAAGAGAGGTGAAACTATTTATAATGGTGGATTAGGTCCAGTTACTGGTATAGTGGGCAGGGGTAATACCTATAAGTCTACCATACTACACTACATGATGTTATCAGCTGCTAGTAAGCTATTATACTCAGGGCCTACAGCTATGTCTACCTATGATACTGAGGTTAATATATCCTTAGATAGGCTAGAAGGATTAGCTAGTGGGTTTGAATCAATTCCACCGTCTCCTATAACAGGTAATAAGCCTATATGGTCGGTGGTTAATAAGACTATGATACCTGCTAATAAATGGGCTGTAGAGCTTAATAAATATGCTACTGAGAAAGCTAAGGAAAAGAATATAAAAATAGAATGTATGCAAGATCCTTATACTAAGAAAGAGTTAGAGATCTTACCACCTACCTTCGTAGAGATAGATAGTCTTACAGAGTTTGAGACAGAGTCTAACGTAGAGATGTTATCCAAGGATCTAGATGGGACTGATACTAATACCTATGCTATGAAGCAAGGGCTATTTAAGACTAAGTTCTTATCTCAGATACCAGGTATGGCTGCTAGATCTAATATCTATATGTTACTCACAGCTCACGTTGGTAGTAAGATAGATATGTCTGGTCCTTATGCACCTAAACCAGCTAGGGATCTACAGTTCCTTAAGCAGGATGATAATATTAAAGGTGTGAGTTCTAAGTTCTTCTTCTTAACAGAACATGTATGGATGTCGCATACGCCTACAGTTCTTAAGAATGCTTCTACTAAAGGTCCTGAGTATCCGCTATCTGCTAATGATAGTACAGAGCCTGATCTTAACTTGGTTAATCTTACCATGCTTAGATCTAAATCAGGACCATCTGGTATAACAGTACCTCTTATTATATCTCAGACTGAGGGTGTGTTACCATCGCTATCTGAGTTCCATTATATTAAAGAGAATAATAGATTTGGTATAGAGGGTAATAATACATCCTATAACCTTATCTTATACCCAGATGTTAAGTTATCTAGAACTACAGTTAGATCTAAGATAAAAAGTGATAAGTTATTAAGAAGAGCTCTTAACATAACAGCTGAGTTATTACAGCTTCAGATCTATCACCCTGAGTTAGAGTCTTTAGGCCTACTATGTAGCCCATCTGAGCTATATGAGGATATAACTAAGCTAGGATATGATTGGAAAGTATTACTAGATACTAGAGGGTATTGGTTAGCTAACCAATATAGTAGTAAAGAGCTACCATACCTATCTACAGTTGATCTGCTCAAGATGAGAAAAGGTCTATATAGTCCATATTGGTATAAACCACAAGATAAGAAGGAAGGTAAATAGATGGAAAGTGATGAGATAGTATTAGAACAATATGTTGTAAGAGGTGAGGATGTAGAAGGAGATGTTATTCTGCGTTCTTATATAGTAGCTAGTAGGTATGAAGCTATACTAGCTTTCTTAAACGATGATAGTAACAAAGGCTATGTACCATTTAGGTGCGATATCGTAGAAAATAATACACAGGAGTAATGAGATGGCAGATATATTAGAAACAATCGGCAAAGCAGCAGTGTGCCTTGCAATAAATCAGTTGACCCCAGTTGGTCCACGCGCGGGAGCGCATATAAGACCAGGCTACATCGTAAAGGCTACAAATGGGGTTGGTCACACGATTACCTTAAAACTAGCTGAGATCGATTATCCAGGTGGTGAGTACCAAATATCTAGACGGTTCTATAAGAATAGAAGATACCTTGGTTATATTATAACTAGCATTACACCTTGTGAAGATATAGGGGAAGAATAGAATGGATATAAAACAAGGACTAGATATTATGTATAAGAACTACGATGCCCCTAGAGATAGCCTAGATGAGAATCTAGTATACATAGTATATAACTTCTTAGATAAGTTAGTAGGGCATCAAGAGGCTGAGATATTTAAAATGGATCCATCTATAGCAGAGGTATATGATAGGAAGCCTGAGATACAACGTATTATCATTAACAGGTTCTTCTCTAACCTACTGCTTAAGTATAGATCTATGGATAACACAAGAGTAGTAGATGCTGTTATCATGTTACCTAATGATGGTACGGTATCTGATTGGTTACAGGTGTATAACTATGTGCTATACCCCTTCCTTAAGAATAAGAAAATCTTTGAGATAGTATATGGTGTAAGTAACTCAGGCACTGCAGAGGGGTAGATCTCCTCTGCTAGTGCTTGCTCTATGCTTGCTTATATCTATAGCTAGTAACATATATATTTATTATAGGAGTATAACGATGCCAGTTATTAACGAGTACACTACCGAAGAATATAAACAACGTGTAGCTACAGCATTAGTGGATAATAAACCTAATATGAAGTGTAAGGTTATCATAAGGCTAGATGCGGCACTACCTATGCTTATCATCTCCGATAACCTTATAAAAGATACTAAGGTATACGAGATGAAGGTTAGTGGTGTTAGCTTAAGTGGTACAGCGCCACAGCATACAGCGGATAGTAAGACTACTACCTTGACAGCTAAGATAACTTTAAAAGACGAGGAGTATGAATCATCTGCTGGTCATCCTAGATATGTATATGTAGGTTCAGCTGCTTCTCCACAGACTAGGAATAAGGTATCGTTCTACTATGACGATAAGTTAAAGGATATGTTTGTTATACCAGCAGAGATGATGGCTATAGCAGATACTGCTTTACTTAAACCAGTTGATAGCTACTATGTTATTAATGGTTATGTTATAGGTGGGTTAGTAGAGACTGATTCTACTACAGATGCACATGAACTATCTTATCAGATACCTGTTAGTGCTGCTATCCATCACGATCTACCTACCATATCAGCTACACCTACCTTAGATATAGTTACTTATGGTTGTATAGTTACTGGTACTAATAAGTCTAATAACTATAAGTCTTTAGAGCTAGCTAGGATATTATCGGATGGATCACAGGTTAATACAACCATGATAGACTTTATTAATATTATAGAGTTAGGATTACCATCTAAGGTATTTGGAAGTAGTGATGCTATACCTAGATACCAGGTATATCAGATGTCACCATCTACCTATAGACAGGTTAGGTATGGACTAACTAACTTAGCTAGTAAGATAAGAGTAGCTCTAGCGTTCTAATGGGGGTATAGGATATGAACCCTAAAAGAGCTCAAGTACAAGAGTATATACTTAAATATATTAAGAAGATAACTAACTCTAAGCCTAATGTAGATATGTATACCTATATGTTTAATAATATGGACGATAAGGATTTTGATATCTTCATGTCTAAGCTTAGAGATGATAAGATAAGACTATGTGTAACAGCAGCACCTGGTATGGATCAAGGCTTTTCTGTAGAGAATAACTTTGCTATAGCTAAAGAGCTTAAGTATGACTTCTTCTCTAGGTTAGTAGTAGGGCCATCTGAGGATATGCCTGGTTATACAACACCTAATAAGTATATGATACTTAAACTGCCTGTAAGAAGGGCTGCTCAGTTACTATCTAAGAAGGTATCTATACCAGAGGATAGTAGGCATGTAGATATGTTAACAGGCCAAGTAGCAGGCCCATCTAGATCTGCTAAGTTATCCTACCCTGAGTTACAGATATTAGTAGGTACTGGCCTTAATAAATCTATCACAGAGTTACTTAAGACTAGAGGAGGTGATCTTGGTGAGCTTAACGCTATGAATAAAGCACTATATAACCAAGGTGGTGTATCTGAGGCTATGCTAAGAGTATATAGCAATGGCGTAGTATCAACATCAACCCTATCCTCCTATTTCTTAGGTATGGGTATACGTTCAACAGTTAAGAAATAAATATAAGATAGCTAGAGTACTACCTACTATAGGTAGTACTCTAGCTTATAGTTTATTTACCGTCTTTAGGCATGATACCTACTGTAGGTATATATGTTTCTACATTAGATACATTATTATCGGTTAGTATAGCATCGCCTTTAACCATATCAGTGTTATCAACATCATAGCTTTGATGCTCTGGGCTTAATGGCATGGCTTGTGAGGTATTTCTCTTAGGGCTATCATCAGCAGCGCCACCTTTAGTCTTACTCATAGGTTCATAAGGTATGAACTCAGCCTTCTTGATCCATAAGAACTCATCTTTAAAATAACATTGCCCTACATCTACATTAGGGTGTCCTATGATGCCAGCATATATAGTAGGAAACCCTATATATGTAGAAGTCATAGCATCCTTAGTAGATACGTCTACTATAGCCTCTCCTATAACAGGTCTATGGCATCTAAAGATATAAGGCTGTATAGGTAGGTGTAAGCTATACATATCCTCTATAGCTGTTTGAGCGTATGCTTTTATCTTAACATAGTCAGGCTCTAGTGGTATAAACTCTCCATCTATTAGCCTATATAGTGGATTATCACTATGTATAACACCTATATGGTTATATAATGCATATAGTGGTAGTGTAGAGTTATCAGAGGTTATAACCTGTACAGTATATGATGTTAGTTTATTAACTAATGCTTCATAGTTAGCAAGCTTTTCTTTAACCTTATCTAAGATATCTATCTCAACACCTGTAAATGTTTTAACTATACCTTGTAAGGATATAGATAGGTTAAAGTTATCGGGTAATACGTAATCTATACCTTCTTTAGCTAGTAATTGATCTATAGTATAGGCTTTACCATCATTACTAAAGTTATAGGTATTTGCTTTAGCTATTAACCTGTTAAAATGCTTAATATTCATCTGGATAAGTGTATCTTCGGTGTTAGCATCTATTATCCAGTTGGTGTTGGTATAATCTATTATCTTAGTAAGGTAATCTGTATACTCACCTTTAAGATTAAACCTATTAACAGGGGATGGTATAAGATCTCTAAGTATAGCTAAGATATCTCTACATCTCATATCTAGCCACATATCAGATAGAGCGTTATCGTATGCTGTTATAGCCCTATCTATAATATGTGTATACGTTATACCAGTTATCTTCTTATCTAGTTGGTTAGTAGCTTTAAGAAGTATTTTAACCAGCATAAGTAGACCTACCTTATAGGTACATATATAGGTCTGAGATTCCTTTATAGAGAACGTTGTTAAAGAGGTAGCTTTACCTAAGGATCCTACCTGTGTAGTATTAGCGTCCCTATAGTCTACGGTATAGGTAAATGAGTTATTAGCTACATGGTATATCCAATAGTCTAATATAAGGTTATATAAAGCTATGCCGTGTGGATCAAATACATCACCACTGAAGATATCTAATGCTTTAGTTTCATTACTAGTAACAGGATAGCTATTAGCTACTTCATCTTCATGTCTTAATAGATAATCCTTAGCATCTCTATAGATAGGTAGGTTAAGGGTATTATTCTTGTCTAGTTCTTTCTCTACTAGCTCTTTTAAAGGTACCTCTACATCTGTATTAAGATAGGATGGATTAAGAGCTCTAATAATGGTAGTTACTTTAGTAGGTGTATGACCAGGTTTATTTAGGTTAGATACATCTTCATCTGCTGTTATAGGCTTTTTTAGAGTATAGGTACCTATACCTATGGAGTTAGGTTCAAATAGGTTAGTAAGTAGCTTATCGAAACTTAAGTGTTGACCTACATGCTTATTTATATACTCCATATTGTTATATAGCCATAGGATAGATTGCTTATTAAAGCTAGAGATATTCTCCCATAGGGCAGAGTTAGAGTTGAAGTAGTGCTGTAGATGGAAATCATGTACTTCATTAGTCTGTATAGCTGCATTACGTACAGCCATGATCTTATTAGGCAGGTTAGCATATAGAACAGCTAATAAGATAGGATAGTATAACGTATCTGTTATAGTATATTCTCTTACATTCCATCTATGTAAGAAGTCTTTAACATATATCTGTATATGATCCATTAAGCTATATTCATTATCCTGTACATACTGGCTATCATAACTAAGTATGCTACCCTCTTCTGCATTGATAGCTTTATCTATATCAACAGGATATATACAACCACGTATGTATAGTTCATCCTCTGGGTATTCATTAACTAGGTCGTAGTAATAGCTATTAAAGTTTCTTAGTTCCTTCTTAGTATATGGGTTATTATCTAGTGTCTCCTTACTAAGGGATACTATATCAGATGTACCAAATAGTTTAATCTTAACATCATGGTTAGTAAAGTGTTTTTTACCAGCTAGATTAAGATAGTATTTCCATTCATGTTTATCTAATGGAACACTATACTGGCTACTCTGTAATAGCCCTGTATTCATAAGGTTAGCAGTGTCCTTAAGCTTGATAACCAGGCTATTCGTGAGTAAGCAAGCTAGCTTTTTGTATTGATCTAACGACAACATAAGCGTACCTTTCTTATAAGTATCCTAGCCTTAGTAGTTATTGCAACTACTAAGGGTAGGACTATCATTTTATTATTAAAATATGGAGGGCAGATATGGCTCAACAACGTATAAAAATACCTACATTTGTAAGGGAAAACCCTATAGCCTCAGCCACGTTCAGCAAACTTAACCAGGCTAGAAACGGCCTTAATAAGGTAGAGTTGGAGTCTTTACTAACAGACCTACCAGCCGTAGCACAGTCTACATATGCACGTATACAAAACAATGATACTATCCTAGAACTATTCCCAGATGTAGAACTAGCTATGCAGATAGTAGTATCCTCTATAGTTTCTCCTAATGATCTTATAACTGTTAATAGTAGATATATATCTCCTAATCTTAAGATACCAGAGGATATAAAAGCTAGTCTAGCTAATACTATAAAAAACCATATAGAGGATAACTATCATCTAGATGATATCCTATATGAGGATCTTAAAGAGGTGTTATTTACCAGAGGTGGACTAGCTTATGGTATCATACCAGAGGCTGCTGTAGATGATGCGATTAACCCTGATTTTAATGGCCAGATAACAGTAGAGTCTATAACTAACTTCTATACTAAAACATCTATCTTAGGCCTATCTAGACCATTAGTATGCTCTATAGAAGAGGATAGAACAGGTACTGCTTTAAGTAGCTCTAATAATAAGAGATTTACCGTAAGTAGTGTTCAACCTGATAGTAGTAATAAAGATACAGCTACTGTTACAGAGGATATGTTAGGTATACAGATAATAGATAACCCATCTTATCTTAACCTAGCTAATCTACGACTAGATAGGATACATAAGAATGTAAGTTCTAAGATACCAGGCTACTTAGATACTGAGGCATATGAGGATAAAATAAGAGAGCAGGAGGCTGATCTTGATCTTTTATTTAAACCTAATGATAGATTACCAGAGGATAGACTTAAGAGAATAAATACTGTAGATACAGCATCTAGAAGATCCTTAGGTAAGCCTATGGTCATTAAGTTTCCTATAGAGTCTGTTATACCTGTTTATACCCTTAATGATGTTACTAAACACCTAGGTTACTTTATCCTACTAGATGAACAAGGCGCTCCTATTAATATAGAAGGTGAGATAGAGACTTGTGAAACTGGCGGTGCTGCTAATATGATCAATAAGGCTAAACAAGCCCTATATGGGATCATTAAGGAGGATACTACTTTAGATAATATGGAATCTATCTATGGCCAGTTAGTAGAGCGTATGATAAAGGATAAGTTACGTAATGGCCAGTATGGAGATATAGTAGATATAAAAGAAGATGCTGACATCTATAGAGTTATGTTCTATAGGGCTCTTAAAGCACAGAATACTAAGATATTATTCTTACCAGCAGAGCTGGTAGCTTTTTATGCTTTTAAGTATAGGGATAATGGTACTGGTAAATCCTTACTAGAAGAGAATGCTATCCTATTTAGTCTTAGAGCTATCCTATTATTCTCTAAGCTTATGGCTACGGTTAAGAACTCTATAACTATAACAGATGTAGCTGTTGAGATGGACGAACAAATAGCAGATCCTGTCAAGATGAAAGATGTCATCATGTCAGAGGTACTTAAGACTAGGCAAGCTCAACTACCTATAGGTGTTACTAAGATAGACGATATAGTAGATTGGATACATAAGGTAGGATTTAGATTCAAGTTTACTCACCCTGGTCTACCTAACTTAGATATAAATGTAACTGATGTTAATAGTAATAAGGTTATACCGGACGATAGCCTAGATGAAGAGTTACGTAAGATGCAATATATGTCATTTGGTCTAACACCAGAGATAGTAGAGGCTGGTTATAGCTCAGACTTTGCTACTACAGTAGCTGCTAAGAACTTACTCTTTGCTAAACGTATATCAGTACTTCAAGCTAGACTTAATGTTATGCGTACTATGCATGTAAGAAAGCTTATTAAATCTGATATGTTCTTGCAAGAGAAGCTTAGATCTATCTTAGAGACTAACTTTAAAGATATATATAAATATGTTAAAGATGATAAGATAGATGTTAATGAGACCATGGATGATTTTGATGGTATCAAGCGTAAAGAGATGGTAGAGTATGTTATAAGTAAGTATGCTAATGAGATATGGGTAGAATTACCTAAAACCCAGATGACAGAGGCTGACGCTATGAAGGCATCCTATGAAGCTTATAAGGATGCTTTAACAGATTACCTAGATACTGTACTAAGTGATTCAGGTGGATTCCCAGCCTCTATAGCTGGTAAGCTTGGTGAGAATATAGAATCTATCAAGTCTATGGTTATGTCAGTATTCCTACGTAAATGGATGGCAGATAACAACTACATGCAAGAGGTAACAGACTTCCTATCCTTAAGAGAGGATGGTAAGCCAGTCTTTGATGCGTTTGCAGATTATAACATGGTATATACTACATTATCAGAGTCTTTCCTAGCTTGGTATAAAGACTATAAGAAAGAAAGAGCTAAGGTAGATGAAAAGCTAGATAAACTATTAGGAGATAGTATGGATAGCTATAGCTCAGATAGTGGTGATTTAAATAGCGATAACGGTGAGTCTGATATGGGTAATGATTTAGATATGGATAATATGGAAGGTCTAGAGGAAGAGCCTACTGAGGGTGGTGAGGAAGGCAATGTTCCTAGCGAAGAAGGTAGTGAAGCTAATAATGAGGAAAGCTCTGAGACTAATAACCCAGAAGCTTAGATTAACCTGAGTAGTGTGGATATACTCCAGATGTTGAACCCTTAAATAGTGTTTCCTTTTTATATTTTATGGATTTTAACATTGCATAGATAACAAGCGGTAAGTGGTATTGTTGTCATGATTCCTTTTTGTAAAAAAATATCAGTACCCTAGGTATCCACACTAGGGTATGCTTATACTATGTTATTACTAAAAAAAAAGATATGCTAGAGCATTGCCTAATATTAGGCAATGCTCTAGGTGTATTGTTATCGCTTACTCGCTTAGAATAGCTTATAATTACCATTAGGTAACAGTAGTAGTATATACTCAGATCTAGGTAACTCACAGTCTAGATGTAGGTATGCTACCTTAGTACTTTTGATAGATAAGCTATCCTTAAGTAGGCCATCTAAAGCTTGATATAAGGTAGGAGTAAAACTCTTACTTATATTCTTACTACCCGACTCTAATAAATGTTGTAAAGCTGTGCTAGATAGCTCTGAAAACACTGAGCTTATATAGATCCCGGTAGCTGCTCTTAAGAACTTATATTCTAAGACAGGTAGTTCAGTCTTAGTATCTTTGCCTGGTAGTTTAATTAGCATGGTATCTTCTAGTTTAGTAACTGATTCTAGTGTTAATAAACTCATAGCCTTATGATAGACTATAGAGATATCTATCTTCTCTACAGAGTCTTTAGTATAGGACTGAAGGTCTTTTATATCCTCTACGAAACTATCTATAGAGATAGTTGTCTCATATGCACTTGCTAGTATAAAGTTAGTAAATCCTGTTAACTCTTTATCTACAATAGACATATATGGTATATCCTCGTAGAACTCCGTTAATAACTTAACAACTCCCTCTAGGTTCTTAACCTTAGAATAACTTGCTTTATACCTATCTAAGATATCTTCAGTTCCTGGAAACGCTGCACCATAAATAAGGTAACTTGTTAGATACTCATGGCAGCTATTAGCCTTATTGTTAAGATAGGATTCCTTCCTGGCCATATCTAGCCAGGAAGATCCCTCTACAACAGCTACACTATGTTGCGTCTTAGGCATACTTATACTCCTCTTTATCAGCTGTTAGTAAGACTAGCTTAGTCTTATCTACACTATGTCTACCCATCTTAATAAGATCAGTTCCGTTATAGATAAACATATAACCTAACTTAGGAGGTATCTTACCTAATGCCTCGTTTAAGCGAGTATATACGCTAGGGTAGCCATCTTTAGTTATTATAAGGGAACCACCCTTAGCTACCAGAGCTTTGGTTATATCCTCTATCCCATTTACGTATAATAATGGAATACTACGTCTTATATTTACAACAGCTGTATCATCTAGATCTTTCATTAACTTGTCATTAACATCTTTAAGATCAACTTCATCCTCACCTTTATTTATAGTTATAGCTATAAACTCACTAAGAGACTTACTTACAACATTTACTACATGCTCTAAGCATTTATATATAGATAGATCATTGCTATCTATTAGATACTCCACTAATTCATGCGTATCTGAGATAAAGCTATCTATCTCTACATCTTTACCTACGAACTTAAATAGATCATTAAGATAAGCTGTTACATAGCCATCTATAGCTTCTCTTACATCCTTATTAGAGATATGTGCTAGTATGTCTACTAGATCCTTAGCCTCTAAATTAGTTACCTTTAGCTTATCCTTAGCATTAGCCATATCCATAACTAATACAGATAGCTCATCCTTAGATAATACTGCTTTAGTTTCTGATAGGAAATCAGTACTAAATGGCTTATAGGATTTGATAGCTGCTTGTAGATCTACTCCTACTAATCCAGTAGACTTAGGCTTCTTATCTACAGGCCAGTAATCGCCTACCTCTAGCTTAACCTCTCTACGCTCTATACCACTATAACATCCTTGTTGAAATGTTATACCATCTGCTAGTAACTCTTCACGTTTCCTAGCTACATTAGGTTTAGGTACGTTGGCATAATACTGTTCAGTTACAGCATCTTTAACTACTGGTTGAGATACTGGCTGTTGAACAGGTTGAGCTACCTGTTGGTTCATAGCAGGTTGGTTAAACATAGGTTGTTGTTGCTGAGATCCTCTTAGATACCTAGCTGTTTGATTACCTACGGTATTATCCTGCATAGTAGGAAAACTATTAGCATAACTCATACCGTTATTAACATAGGTAGGCTGTGCTACAGGATTAATAGGCCTTCCATAATAGCCTTGCTGGTAGTTAGGTCTATTAGGCCCCCAGTTACTGTTATACATGCCCGGTTGAGGCATAAAATTATATCCATTCTGTTGCATACCAGAGCCATACTGAGGCATACCTGGCTGCATATTCATCATCGGTTGTTGATACATGTTCTGCACTCCCATGGTAACATATGGTGGAGTAAACCCTCCATATATCTTATCAGTATCTATCTGTGTATTACCACTGCGATACAACTGCTCTAGCTGAGATACTCTAGTTCTACATCCGTTAACCTCTTGATATATCCTAGCATCAGCTCCATTACTTCTTCTTAGCTGGTCTTCTAACTGCACCAGCATATTACGCTCTATTTGTATAAGAGCTTGTGTTGCACATAGCATACCATACTCCTTAAGTACTTAGCTAGCCTGTATAGTTGCTTATACATATATAATAACATAACTAACGGTGCATATAGATGGGTAGTGCTCTAGCATAGACTAGAGCACTACCTACATCATTACTTATGTTTAACCTATATAGACAGATATAATGGGATTAATCCCTTATATCTTCGTCTATCTCTAACACCTCTATATCGGTGTATTCATTTTTACCTTTAAGCATCGTATCCACCTTATCTACTATAGGTGCTAGATGCTCCGGTATAAGTATCCTACCAGTCTTAACATCATAATGTAAGAATGGATTTATCCTAAACCTTGGCGATGGTGCCTTCTTAGTTAAGAAGAGTAATGATCCTAAGATAAGATCATGCCCTTTTAACTGTCTAGTTGACTCTGGGAAGTCTTGTGCACCTCTGCTTCCCTTCTTAACGCCATTCCCTCTACTTTGATCTTCGAGTATAGAGGTTACTTTAGGATATTTTATATCATTAACACTATCTAGCTGTAAGATAGCTAATGATGTTTGTGAACTTTTAACTAGGCTAAATATCTTCCTAGAACCCATCTCTCCTGTTAATAATTTAGATATTTCTTTTATGGAGATATCTAGCTTTTTAGTAGCTCTTTTATTAACAGCTAGGATCATTTTGTTAAAACCTAT